TCTCGGACTTCTTATCTTGAGCTACGAAATCAAGCCACGGTCTTAACTTCACGCCTCGCTTGTTAACCAGTTGACCATCTAAACCGTGAACGTAGGGAGCGTACCAAGCTGTTGGCTTAATGCTTCCACTCCACGGCGTAACTGATACTTCGTGACTGGCTCTTAAGCTTCCGCCGTTTACCAGTGCCACAGGCGAACCGCCACCGCTACTATTCATCGTCCAAGGGTTATTTTGTATTCCGCTACGGTACTGAGCCATCGCTCGCTGAATAAAATTTGACACTTCCTTAACAACTATGTCGGGGGCTCTCTTGAAACTGGCAATTAACTCCTTACATCCTTTAGTTGTTATTGAATAACCTGCCATATTGTCTTGTAGTGAGTTTTATTTAATAACTTGCTCAAGTATGAGCTCTAGATGTTTAACGTTCCCTACGGCTCGTTTTGAGCTTCCTTTGACGTAATAGTTATTGCCCGACTCAGTGATTTTATCTCCGACCTTCACGTTGGTATTAATATCGCACCAGACCGAGAAAGCGAGGCTACTTGCCATATTGTAGTTCTGAGCGAGTTCGAGGCTCGATTGCTGAATATGCCCCTTGAACGTCCCGACTACTTCTAAACTGCTTTGCTCCCCCTTTGATACTTGCCGACTATTCTGAAATTCAGTTGTGAAAAAATTATTTATCATATCTGTATATTTTCGTACTGCTTCATTATCGCTTTTAATTTATCAAAGTTGTCCCAATCTTTATCGCCGTAACTGACTGAATAATTGCCGATACTTTCTGATTTAAGATTGTTGCTTGGTAGTTGAGCGTTATACATCCCACCAGCTAAAGCAGTCGCAACGAAAGTGATATCAGCAGGTATAGCTTTCCAGCCCCACTTAGCAGTAACTTTGATATTCTGATAGCCCTGAAAGAAAGCGATGTAACGTAAGATTAATTTTCTAATCGGTACGTTAGCCTCGTTCGGGTAGGTCTTATACTCGGTATCAGGCACTTCGGTAAAGTTATCACCCCACTCATCAGTCGCAACTTCGAGCTTAGTAATCTCCGCACAGTCACTAATTAAGAGTTCACGGCAACCGTTACCGTCAAACAATCTAGCCGTTTCAGTTTCATCAGGAGCAAATATGCGACCAGTCGTATTTTCAATCAGCTCTTGAGCCGACAAAATATAGGACGTTAAGTCATCGCTAATCGTACCGCTTCTTAGAAACGACTCAATCAACGCTTTGGATGTATAGCCCCTGCCTATTTTTGCGACTTCTGGCATATAAGATTATTTACTTTTTTCTAAAACTTCACTCGACTTCATAGACGCATTTTTAGTGGAAGATTTTAATTCCAACTTGTCGTCTTTAAGTTCCTTCTGAGAATAAACTGTCTGACCAGTTTCTTTGTTTTTATAGATGTAGTTATAAAACATAGTGTTTATAAATTAGTTTCTTAACTCTAGCGAGCCGACTAGCCTAAGCTAATCGACTCTAAGAGGTTAGGAAGCAGTACCAGTCTTTAACACAGCCACGATTTGTGGTTGGATGTTAAGAGAACCAACACGTTCTACCCAACGGACAGCTTCACGGTCAGTAGTAATTAAGTTAACGTCAGCATTACCTTCAACGTTCTTAACCATACCAGCGTCAAAGCGTTTAGCCTCCATCGCACCTTTGTTACCAAAGATACAAGCTTGGCGTAAATCACCGTAGATAACAATTTTCTTACCAGCACCAGTAGTAGTGGCTTTAGGCAATACTTCACTTAAGACGTAAGGCTTGTTCCAAATAGTAGATGGTAAAGAAGCGGTTGGAGATTGGTAGATATATTCACCAGTTGTAGATTTCAACTTTCTGATGATTGATAGAATAGTACGGTGGAAGTAGTACTTAGCATTTGCCTGAGCAGATGTAGGGACAGCGTCCTGTAAGTCTAACAATTCCTCAGCGGTCATATCAGTAGCACTTACCTTAGTAGCAGGTAAAGCAACGGACACAACACCTGTATCGTTTAAGATACCAGTAAAACCACCATAGGTAGCAGTACCATCACCGATGAAGAAAGCTTTATCTTCGGCTTCCGCAAACTTTTCAGCAACACGAGAACCTAAGAAAGCAAATAAATCAATTTCCTCATCTTCAAGTAATTCACGAGTCAAAGTAGCAATAGCTCCTAATTTCTTAAGAATTAAAGACTTTTGACCTAAAACAGCTTGAGTAGAACCGATAACAGCACCTTCATCAACCCAGTAAACGGTTACATCAGTAACTAGAACGTTACCTCTATATTCGTTCTTGGAAAGAGTCAAGTTTGTCATTTCTCTACGAGCAACACCAAATTCAGTGATGTAAGATACGATTTCAGCAGAAAGTTCACGGTCAACTACGTAACCACCGTAAGGTGAACCAGTAGCGTCAGTTGTCATTTCTTTTAATAAAGTATCATCACCGTATAAGGCTTTACAGAAACCTTTAAACTTTTTATTTAAAGCTTCACGGACTGGTTTAGCGTCCTTAGAGTAGATACCAGCTTGTTTGTTGATAGCTTCTAATTGACTCTTAGACCAATCTTTCATTTCTGATTTGATATCAGCAACGGCTTCGCCCAATAGTTTTTTCATTAACCCTTTGGTTTCTTCGGACTTGTCAGCTTCTTCTTCTGGCAAAGCGTTAACTTCCGCCACTTCATCAGCTACAACTTCCGCTTCTTCGCTAGGCATTTCTTTAACCATCGCAACTAAGTTTGCTTTTTCAGCTTTAGTGGCAAAACCTTTAGCCAATAAAGACTTGATTAATTTTAGTACGTTCATATAACTTTTTATTTAAGGGTTTTTTTAAAAGCAAGAAGTTCTTTAACGCATTTATTTACGATAATCTTGTTATCAAGTTTATCGTCTAGGCTGATGTGGTCGCCGACCTTTAGTTCTCCACAAATTAGCTTAGTAGCGTTGTAAATCTTGTTTAAAGCCCTTTTTCTTGTATCAACTTCACATTTGACAATCTCGTTTAAGAGGTCGTCAGCAGTTTTCTTGATTGAATTATTAATGACCTCGTCAGCGATTTCTTCTGGTATCTGTTCAATCGGTGCGTCCTCGATATCTTCAATATCTTCAACTACTTCTTCTTCACCCTCTCCCCCTTCACCTTCACCAGCACCCTCTGGTTGCTCAAGTTCAAGTTCATCCCCTGAACCATCACCGTCTTGAGGTTCTGGTGCGTCCCCCTCACCGCTAGGTGTAACATCTTTAGTTGATTTACCATATTTTTTTTCGTAAAGTGCTTCGGCATTAGCAGGTACAGACACCGCACTAATCTCTAACAATTCACTTTCGATTATACGTTCAAACTTATCATCGAACTTCTTAGGAATAAACCCAACGCTCGAAGTATTTAAGAAGCCACCCTCTGCTAAATCTTTCGCTAATTGTCCGAGTGGGTTAACAGTGGCAAAAATAATATCACCTTCTAACACGCCCTTAGCCTTAATCTTATCAATACGACCGATGATTTTCTCGATAGAATTGTAGTTATGACTGTCTAAATAAACTGGGTTGTTTTTAAAATTCTTTAGTAACCAATTCTGCTCAACAATATCGCCGTGGCGGTCAACGCTCGCAGTCGAGAAGATAGCGTGATATTTGTTATCGCTCTCCGCTGATTTAACAAACTTAGTGTTAACAGGAACAGACAAGCCCTTATAACCTTTGGCTTTCATCTTTTCCCAAAGCTCACTCAAGTTCTTCACTTTGTTTTTCTCCAACGATTTGTTGTGTAGTTGATAAAACTTCTTCATATAAAATTATGTTTATTCTAGTAATTTAGATGGTACAATGACAATTTATTACATCCTCTGGGCTTCCTGCTGGGTCACCTGGGAACATTAAGCCATTAGTGAACGGACTGTTTAGCGGTTGTTCCTCTCCATCCATTGCTTCGTGTTCTTCTCTTGGACTATCGGACGCAGAGTGAACCCAAATCTTTATTCTCATCCCAACTTGGTCATAGCCGTCTAGGGTTGATTTACCCATAATGCCGTTAGTTTCTGTGCGAGCGATAGTGAAGGCTCTGCCTGTTGTAATATCTTTATACGTCCCCTTAATGCGAGTTGCTAAATCTGAAAATGTTTCACCTGAACTGACACTCTCAGCAAACTGGGTCTTAAGTTGGTTAAAGGTTGTTTCATTAACCTGCTTTAAGAAAATCTTAGCCTTATTATCTAACCAACTGTGAAGGTTGGCGTTTAGGTTGAAATCTCTTTTACCGCCGACTAGATTGATTGCGTCTTGTCCTGACTTTCTAGCAATCTCCATCATCACTGGCATTAAGCGTTTTACGCCGATAGATATTTCCATATCGACATCAAACAAATCTTCAACGTTGGCTTTATTATAGGCTCGAACATATTTGTTAACCTTTTCAATTACCCGTTCTCTTTGGCTTAGAGCATAAG